GTACTTTATACTTGGTACTTTGTACTTTGTACTTTATACTTGTTCTTTTTAGTTTCCCTCCACGTTCGTGTTACTACTAAGTAATACTACTTCTATTTCTTTCTATATAGAGAATATATCCAATGTTAGGCACTATATGAGTATTACCCTTTATAAATCTTCTCCAAAAAGTTTATATACTAGTTTCCCCTATACATCCTTATAGGTAAGTAATATAACCTATAACAATGAGGTGAAGAGATCCAATGAAGATAAACACACACAACGGAATAGTATCACAACTTAGTAGATGGTACACAGAAGTACGACAACAAGAGTATAGGAACGATTCGTTAAGGTTAGCTCGTAGTATCTGGAGCTAACTTTTTTTTTATTTTTATAAAATCACAAGAAGGTAACAATATGAAAAAATACACAACAGAAGAGCAAAAGCTATATTATACATTGGGGATATTGAGTAATCATTTAACACCAAAAGAATTTTTATTATTATGTCATAAGTTAGATGTAGACCCTAATACCTTAGTAAAATATATGGGATATGAATAAAAAACCACCAAAGAAATTAAAACACTTTGTTGCTACTCATAAAAAGACGGGTGCAAAGTGTGACTTTTATTTTTATTCATTAAAACAAGCTTACAAATTCAACCCCTCGTTTATTGATTGGGTTGAAATAGTACCTTTTAAAGGCGAAAAATAAGCCCGTTGTGCAGTGGCTCAAAAGCACAGGATTAAAAGAAAATGGACAAAATACAAATAGTAAAACAGCTTTTAAGCGGAGATCACTTAGAAGATAACGAACTTAAAAAAGCAAAAGAGATTGTAAATCAATTAGAAAACGAATACTTAAAACGTATTGGTTTAAATATTGGCAACTTTACAAGAGTTAATAATGATTCTAATGGGAACCCTCGTTATGTTTGTCATTTTTTAGATATTGGCTTGGCTGTTCCTAGTGCTCTTAATTTAGGAGATAGATATAGTTATGTTGTTTCATTCTGTAATAAATTAGGCGGAAAGAGATTCCATAATAAACAATATGTCGGAGGAATTGTTTGGCAATCTTATAATTTAGAAAGTACCATTCAACGCATTAAAGAAGCTGTGAAGAAACATAATGAGAAGGTGGAATAAATGAACGAATACGAACAACAAGCAAAAGACTTTCTGAAAAAAACAAATACTACCTTTAAAGCGGAATTTGTTAAACATGGAAAACACTTTCAAGATGACAAAGACACACGAGATATTTACAAGGCTACGTTTACTCGTGGTGAGCGTTCTTTTTTTGTTATGTTTGGTCAATCTATAAACGCTAGTGCTAAATATAGATATCTTAATTATGTATCTAATGACTTTAAAGAGTTAAAAAAAGAAACTAGAAATTATACATTAACTCTAAGTCAAGTACATGTCAATAAAAACTTTAAAGAGCCAACTGCTTATGATGTTTTAGCATGTTTACAAAAATATGATGTAGGAACATTTAAAGATTTCTGTGATGAGTTTGGCTATAACAGCGACAGCATAAAAGCACACAAAACCTATAAGCTTGTTTGTGAAGAATACAAAAACGCTTGCATGTTGTGGAATGAGCAAGAACTAGATCTCTTAAGGGAGGTGCAATAAATGGAAAATATTAAATTTAAGTGTATGTGTGGAAGTAAAGACACAAGTGAACAACTAGATAGTTTTTTTGACGAAGAAAACTTAACTACTGACTGCTATTGCAATGGATGCGGGACACGATACGCAAAAAGCTATAAATTAGTAAGTTTTGAGGGGTGGGATTAATGGAAAAATATTTAACAGTTAGAGAATTAGACGACGGGTTTATTTTACCAATTGCTTTATGTTGTGGTATTGTGAATAAAGAAGGATTTGTTTTAGTTCCAGAACAAAAAAGGGGAGATAATTAAAGATGCCATACAAAAATCAAAAACTCAAGTTAAAAATACCACGCGAAAAAGACGCACGGGTTAAACTTTCCCTCGAAGATAGAGCCGAGATTAAAAAATTATACGGTACTATCTCCCAAAGAAAGTTGGCTAAAATGTTTGGCGTTAGTCGCTCCCTTGTTCGTTGGTATGGTGACCCAGACAAACACAAAGAGAATTTAAAGCGACGTGAAGAGCGTGGCGGATCAATGATTTATTATGACAAAGATAAACACACTAAGAAAGTAAGAGAAACAAGAAGAAAGAGACAAACTCTTTATTTAAAGGGTGAGTTGGAGAAGTGAAGAGAATGAAGAGAATAAGAAAAATAATTAAATCAACTAAAAATTATGAAGTATCAATAATAAGTTATGGAGATGTGGAAGAATGAAATTAAGAAAAATATTTAAAGATTGTAGAGTTGTTGGTTTGGCTGGTGCTAAATCATCAGGAAAGACAAATAACATTATTTCTCTTTTAAAGGAGATTCCTAAAACAAAGAGAGACAAGGTTTACTATTATGGGATGGCTCCCAGTGTTAGTAAATATCTAGCCTCCGAGGGGTTTCAAGAATTCGACTCCCTTAAGCAATTAGTTGGAAAGACAGGCTGCTTATTTGTAATTGATGAGTTTCAGAAGCTACACCTTAATGATAGACGCAATAAACATATGTTAGGCATGGTTATTGACTTTATCTATCACAACAAAAACAGATTATTGTTATCTTCTCCTAGTATTAGAGATTTCAACACCATTATCGGTGGTGTTGTTGAGAAGTGGATACTCAAAACTGTTCTCATTGACCAATGTGTCAATGGATCGCAACTTAAAAAAATCGTAACTGATTATAGTGGTCGATACAAACAACTCGAAAGTATTGTTGTGCCTGTTGATGAATTGTTAATATTAATGATGAAAAACAAATAATCATACATTGCGATTACGTCAAAGAAGCAGATAACAAAAAGAACGACGGAGTAAATGATTTCTTTTAATTTTTTTAAAAAAAGTCCAAATAATTGTCCATCAAATTGTTTGAAAATTGCCAAGGGAATTGTTGAGAAATTGTCAGCGGTTTGGTCGGACATAAAGCAAAACAAGGAAATTTTTAATTATAGTATTAGCACTATAATTTTTTTTTGTTTTTTTGAATCAAAATCCCTTTTAAAGGCGATTTTTATAAGAACGGAGATGACCAAATGAAAAATAAAGCAGAATATTGGCAAGAACGAACAGATGTCTACAGAAAGAGCTACGCAATGATTGATAGTGATGGATTATTTAAAGGGTTTCTTTCCGAAAAAGTAAACACCATTAAACATGAAAGAATATTAGAGTATGACGAGGGAAAAGATGTATATCGTGATGGGAAACAAAAAACAATCTGGATCAAAAGGCAAAAAGTTTTGGAGACCATTGAGATATCACGAGAAGAGACCCAACCTAATTGGAATAAATTCAAACACCTCACCAAGAAAGGAAAGGTGATGCCGCTGCATACCTCAAAGCTGGAACTTATGAAAGTGATCAGTGGAAACCCATCAAAAAGATAGAGTGCAATTTATATGTTGCAGTATAATAAAATATATAAAGGTAAGCATTCTAAAAAGAGATAGGGTTTAGTGTAGTGTTTACATTGATCATGCCATCTTTTTAGAGGGTACCAACCCCCATCCATTAACTTGGGTGGGTTTTACAATTAAAGGGGAGAAAAAGAAGTGAAGAAGATATTACTGAAGCCAAACTTTGAAACAGACTTGAACAAACCCATTGTTTATAATGCAGAGGAAATTGAGTTTAAGGATGATTGTTTAGAATTCTTTGACACCCGTTCTCATTTAAAGCGCAAAATACCCATACATCGACTCATTGAAATTCAGGAGGACAAACCATGATGGCTGAGTATCCCTCATCCAACGAATTTACCTTTAAAGGGAGAGAAGACACCCTTACTGGATTTGATCACTTCAATCTCCTAGATTCTGGGGTTGATCTCTTAGATACATTCAAGAAACTACAACAAGGTCCATCATTATATGTGGTGTACCCTAATGATTTAGAAAAAAATATTGTACACAAATGTATCATCCTTACACGCAAGCACAAGTGGGGCTCAGATGGGCATGGTAATGAGAACAGGTACATAGAGTTCCCAGCCATTGCAACAAAAACGGGTGTGTTCTACGGCAAGCAAGACATGTACAATGGCAAACCATTTGTCATGATGTTTCCTGCTATTTCTTTTTTGGATATGTTTAACATGGCTGGCGGAATTAACTTTCACTTTTTAATGGACAGGATCTATAAAGAGTCGGGAGAGTTCCCTTGTTTTGAAATACATTTCTATAAAAAAACAAAGCGGCGGTATCGTTTAACATATCTTGCACAGGTTGATGAGGATGGTAGAGATATTGACGACAAAGGAAGACCCGTGTACCATTTTACGCACGTTCGTAAAATCTGGGAAGATGTACACCTAGAGAAGAGGATCAGAAAATGAGTACAAAATTAAAAAAAGATCTTATCGATGAAATAAGGAGTGAAATTAGGTCATATGTTATTGAGTTTAATACTACACCCACTGTGATAATAGTTTCTAAACCAATAATGAAACAATTAAGAAAATCAGTATCAACAAGTATATTATTTGAAATATTAGATATTCCAAAGACTAGGAGCCCTATACGTTTTGAGGGTTTGAGGGTTGTAGAAACACTGAGGAATGTTACTATAGAGGTGTTTTGATGGTGAAGAAAATGAGTGAAGTGAAAAAGTTAATGGAACAATTTGAAATGGATGACAAATTTAAGGAGCTACTGTTATTAGAACAGGGTAGTGATGAGTGGTTGGCGGCACGACGTGGTAGATTAACTGCAAGCGGTGTGTGTGATCTCATGAAGAGTGGTCGCAAGAAGGATGAATTCTTTGGTAAGACTGCAATGAACTACATCATGCAACGTTTTTCATCGGGATTAGTAAGCGAAGAGCCTAACATTACATCACAGGCAATGCAGTGGGGAAATGATCACGAGCAAGAAGCTTTTGAAATTTATAAAGATTTTTTTCTAAGTGATCCAGCCAATAATTTAAACGATTATGATGTAAAACAAGTTGGGTTTGTTTGCAGTGAGGCATTTCCTGAGCATGTTGGGTGTAGTCCTGATGGGATAATCACAGAAAATGGTATTGCTGTTGGTTGTCTTGAGATTAAGTGTCCATTTGATTCGGGTGTGCACGTTGAAACCTTATTGAAAAAAGATTTACCAGAGCGATGGAAAGATAAATATTATGCGCAGATGCAAATGAATATGTTGATCACTAGAACATCGTGGTGTGCTTACATGAGTTATGATCCACGCATGTTAGATGATGAACACGAGGTTGTTATTATTCGTTTTGATGTTGATGTTGATTTCATGAAAGATTTAGTGGACCGATTAAGAAAAGCTGTTGAGATTATGAAACAGTGGGAGAAGGAATTAGAAAATGAAGTTTGATGTAAAGAAACCAAAGCCCGTACAAGGGAGTGCTGAGTATTGGCAGAAGAAGGACAAAGATATACAGATAGCACAATCCGTGAACTTAGCGGTGGAATACTTAAAAGTTTTTTATGAATCCAACATGGATAGTGAAAGAACGGGAACACCAAGTAAATCAGAGATTAAGAAGAAGGCTATATTATTCAATGAGATACTAAACGAGCTCAAGGAGGAGTTATGATGATGGATAAAAAGAAAAAAAGCTATGATCTATACAAATGTTATGGCTTGTTAAAACTTATGCAAGAAAGGCAAAGAATTATTGATATGTTGCTTAAAGAAGTTGTAGAAGAATTAAATTGTAGCTCAGAGTGTGGGTACGATTTAGATTTATACCATGAGGATAAAGATATTACAATAGAAGATGTTAAGAAAAAGTGTGATTATTTTTTAAATAGGGAGTGATTAATGTGACTGAAGAAAAAAAGAAATACGACAAGCCATTGAAATACATGGAGGCAACATATGTTGGTAAAGAGTTTACTAGAACATTTGAGAATGATGGGAAGAGTGTTAAGGGATACAAGTTTTTGTTTAAAACAAACCTAAGTGACCAATATCCAAAGAAACTTTGGGGAACAGAAAACACTAAGGGCGCTGATCTTTTAATGGAGGGTGATGAGTTTGTTATTGGGTACGCTGAAAAACCAATAGAAGTTAATGGTAAGCCTGCGGTGTTAAAACAAGCTAAGTTTTTTGGTGTGCATGAAAAACAAGAGCGATTACCTCAAGATACGCCAAAGGATTTAGTGACACCTGATGGTATGCAAGAATGGGTTGATGAGGTTGTTAAAAATAGTGAAGACTTCAAAGAAAATTTTGCGGGAGACAATGGCAGAGAACTCTTTTTTGATTGGATGAAAGATAAAGACAAGAGTGAAACTGATTACTTGTTTAGGTTCCCAACTGATGATGAGAAAAAGTTTCGTGCCAATGAGTTGTATGATTTGTTAATGCAAGCGGTTAATGAGGTGATTTAAAGTGGAGCTAATTAATAAGGAGGAATCCGAGTTTTTAGAACAGCTATTATGTATGTATGTAAGTGAGGATTGTATAGATACAATTGAGACCAGCTATGGTGCATTTGGAGATACTGAGGCTGTATCTTTAGCGGTAAAAATAGGGAGATTAACAGATAAAGAGGATTATTAACCATGAAAGATGCGGTTTATGTTAGGCAACGCAAAAAGTTTTTGAAAGAAATGAACTCGTTACTTATCCAACGAGCAGAGGTCAATAAACAGATACGAAAACTACAATCAGAGATGAGCGGATACGATAGGGTTTTGGTGCAGTGATGGGATGATGCGGTGGAATTTCCAAAAAAGAAGGTAGAGGCTAAGAGTAATTATATAACCATTGACACAAAGAAGTGTGGCATCTGGGATTTAATTAATCTAGGCAACCAGGGTGGGGTCTTACCCCTTAGTGGACAATACTTTATTGAGTGTATTAAAGACTCACAAAAATGGTGTACCCTTTACCTAATGCAAAGTGGTATTGGTGTGCAACGGCCTGATCAACAATTTGTCGCAAAGAAAGTAGTGCGGGATAAAGAGGTGGAATCTCAATTGAAAAAGGAGAATAGGGAGTTGAGTGAATTAGTAAAAGATATGGAAAAAAGAATTGCAGCACTCCAAGGAGAATTGGCGCAGTTCCAATCGCAATTAAAGGGGAACACACAGGTAAGTGATGAGGTGTTAGAGTTATGAGTAAGTACACACTATATTATTATGGGATAAAGTTGTTAGGATTTTTTGTTGACACTCTCTTTGCATATATATTTGCTATTATTTTACTTATACCTATTGTTAATGTTGCAATGTATAATGTATTTTTTAAAAATTATTTAGATGCAAAAGAATATCGAAAACTAAAAGACAAAATGATTAAGAAACTAAACGAGGATGATGAAGAGTGAAAAAAGAAATTAGGAGGATAATTGATGAGAGACGTGTTTAATTTTAGGATAGCAGAGCAGTACAATGCCGACAAGTTTAATGGGATACTAGATATCACTAGTAACATTGGTGATGAAATGTCTATTAAAAACATGGACTATGATCACAAAACTAACCCAGGTGTTCCCAAGAGGTTATACTATTATCCGATAAAAGTTGGTATAAAAAACTACTTACTCGACAGCACTAAAATTGATATGTTACCTGTTAAAATATTAGCAACATCTAAAATGACCGTTGCCAGTAAAGGATACCACCGCATTGATAATATGGTATCAGTTCGCATTAAAGATGAAAAAACCATGGAGTATCGTGAGTTTATTAACAACTACCTACCCTATGAACACATTGAACCAAAGGAATGGTTGGTGTGGAAAATAATTTGTGAGCGAGCTATTGCTGAAACATTTTATCTTAGAGCAATGTCATACCCAAGCTGGGGAAAGACAAGTACGTTTTATGTTAAGGGAATGTTACGCAACGACATTGAAATATTAGACAACAGTACGTATGCAAAAATGAAGTATAGTTTGTCTGTGCAACCACGTGTACTGGTGCTTGATGAGGTTGATGATATTGACACTGACACTAAAAGAAGTTTAAGTAAAATATTTAGAAACGCTGGTGGTGGCATGGGCAACCTAGGCAATGATAGTCGTGCAGTGAGTGGGACCTTGGAGAAATTTGATTTATCCAAAACAAGTATTGTTGCTTTGTATAATTTTCCAACAGAAGTTAACAGTAAATTTTTTGATAGCAACTTTCATGAAAAAATATCAAGCAGATTATTTCCCGTTCTTTTAAATGGCGGGAACAATGACAAAAGTCCGTTGTTGCATGTGCATGAAAAAATAAAAGAACCCATTACTGATGATGAAAGAAATATTTTAGATAACTTCCTAAGAACAAGTCGCCACTATGAATTACACTGGTTAAAAGAGTTAAAGGAGAGTGGGAAAGATAAGTGGTCATGTAAACATAAATACAACAGCACTCGTCACCAACAAACATATATGAGTATTTGTAATGGATTAAAATTATACGCTGAGACTATTGAGGAGTTTCACCGATTAGAAGATGTTGTGTATAAAATGAATCAGAATTATTATCAATTCAAAGACATGTTGGCACTTGGTGATGTTGAGTGGCACTTGAAACAAAAACCAAAGGCGACTAAACAAGAATCATTAATTGAAGTAGAGGAGGAGATGTTATGAAAATATATTACAAAGGGCTATATGTATCTAAATTTAATGATAAAGATGTTGCTATTGCAGAGCTTAATAAAAAATTACATAAGCTGCAATTAAAGGATTGGTGGATTGAAGATACAAGTGTTGAATCAAATGAGCAAACGACTGTTGCATTTCACTTTGGGATGACTGATGATGAATTTAATAAAAAATTTGCAACAAATCAAACATGGGAAGAAAAGATAAAAGAGGACATTAAAGATGTGGATTAATGCACCAAGTGAGGCACCCAAAGATAAGGTTGGGTTTGTGTATATGGTAAAAGAGTTAGACAATAGAATGATTTACATTGGCTGTAAAAGGTTCTGGAAGACTGTTAAAATGCAACCATTAAAGGGGCGCACTCAAAAAGAAAAAGCAAAGAGAAGTAAATTAAAGGGAAACAAGCGACACAAATTAGTTGAAACAGATTGGAGAGATTACAAAACATCATCACCAATTATGCAAAAGAAAATAGAAGACAACCCAGATAATTATGCCATGACAATATTATCAAAACACGAAACAACATCTGACATGAAGATAACTGAGGCGTATCATCAGATGAGCTATTATCTTAATGGAAGGTGGTCACAACTTTACAACGAAGTAATTAATTTAAGGGTGAGGATTCCTAAGAAAAATGTATAAGACTTACTTTTTATGCAAAGCGTCAGCAGAAGTGTTGGCACACGTTTTAGATAATCCCATGAGCTCACGCAGGGATATTATTAACGCAACAGGAGTGAGTTGGAATTTTATTGGCACAGCGATGATTAGATTAGAAAAGATGGGTTTTTTGAAAAACTTTAAACGGGGGAAATATACACTTGCTACCATAAGTGGAGAAAAAAGTAGGGTTGTTGCAGAAAATATAAAAAAGATAATGGAGTTGACAATGGATGGGAATTGAAGATTTAGAAGATTGGGATGACGATTTAGTAAAGCAGCGCACACCAGTACTTGATGAGTTGTGTGTTTGGTATCAGAACCAATCAATAACTGAAGTTAGTCCAATGTATATACGGTGTAGAGTGATGTGTAATGGGTATAACAAGGGATGCCACTGTTATATGAGTAATGAGAGGGAGGAATAGTGAAAACAATTGAGTTTTTAATTTTTAATACCACCATTGCAGCGCTTTTTATGTTGTTGGTTGCAATGTTTTTGTGGAGTTTTCAGATGCCATACTTAAAGTTTTGGGCTAAAGCAATTTTACTTTTTATTGAGTCAATGATAATCTTGGGAATCTTGTTGGCGTGGTTTAGGGTTGCTGGAATTATAAAAATGAATGGTGATCAATGATGGAAGAAATAGAAATTAATGGACAAAAATATATATTAAAAGAAGATATAGAAAAAAAATATATTTTAAAAAATAAAATTGAAAAATACACTAAAAATCCTAAAATAAAAGAAATAGATTTATGCATGAATAAATCAAATACTATAGCTATAGGTAGTGTTAAATTAGAAGGCGATTGGAAAGTCGTAAAAATAGATATTTCATATTTAGAGAAAGCAATTAAAGTACATAAATCACTTGAAAAAGAAAATAGAGGATTATCAGTAGCATTAACAAATGATAATGTATTCATAATAGGTAATTTTGATAAAGAAAAACAAACGATAGCAGGTGTATTTATTGCACCTAGAACTGAAGAATAAAAATAAGAAGTGATTGAAGTTGGTGAAGATAAAAATGGATGATGGATGGTATATAGTATTAGGTCTTATTTGTTTGGCTTTGAGTGGTTGCCTTAATTTTTTTTATTTTTTAATAGGGAATTATCTTTTTGGTCTGGCTTTTTTATTTTTCTTTGTTATGCAAGTAATAATTTTATATAAGTTTCTGAATAAAATTAACGACGAGCTACAAAAAGATAAGTGGAGAAATACCCCAGTACAGGAGAAGAAACAATGAGAACAACAGGATATTTAGTAATAAGTAATAAAGGGTCAGTGAGATTTGTAAAAGGTAGAGTAGGCACAGCCTATAATGAAATATTGGTTCGGGTTGGAATAGAAATTCCTGATCAATTTTTTCAAAAGCCAGTAATTTCTGCAAACATAACTGTAGATAAAAATTTACTCCCAAAAGATGAAGATTTCAGTTTAATTATTAACACAAAAGAATTAATTGAACAATCAACAGGAGCTAAGATAGATTTCACACTAAAAAGAATTGACGAGGAAGAAGAGAAACAATGAATGAGATTGTGAAAAGGGTACGTAGTAAGTTAGTGTACGCAAAATTATTCATGTCAAGGACTATGACATACTTTGCTATATTTAACACATTAATGCTGGTATTTCTAACTGTTTCACAATTGCAAGAATATGGTATTCACATTAATTTAATTGTGAATATTATCATAGTTATGGTTGCAACTATTATTATGATATCATTTGGATATGTAGAAGACAGAATGGGATTTTTTAGACTAGAGTCTTTATTAATGAGTCAACGCAATCCTTATTTTGATGAAATCATAGAACGACTTGAGAGGTTAGAAAAGAAAAAATGATGAATGCAATAGAACGATTAATAACAATTGCCTTAATAACAATTGCCTTAACAACTTTAATTATAGTTTGTATTTATGGAGGGTTTGTAATACCAGAGCATTCACATAATCTCTGTAAATCAGTAGGATATGATAGTTATAGTTTTGAAAATAAGACTTGTGTCAATAAAAAACCAGTACAAGAAGATTGTCTTAATTTATCTATTAATGAGTACATGAATAATGAATCAGGGTATAGGTATGTATTTTTAGAAAAAATATGTATAATGAAAGGAGAAAGACCAAAATGATACCTTTACTTTTTGCTTTAGTCATGTGTACAGGTTCAATGCAACCTACCTTAATGGGTGGCGATAGAATAGCACTCACGAGTGAGTTTAATTTAACTCAAGGCGATATTTACGTGTATGGAATACCTAGAGAAAATCAAAAGCATTATGTGATACATAGACTTGAACAACTCAATGATACTCATGCGTACTTTATAGGTGATGGATATAGAGGAGGAGAGTGGATTAACACAGAGTTAATTAAATACAAATTTGTCAAGGTAGTAGAACATAAACAAGGAATGTGTGAGTGATGAATAAAGAAGAAATAAGAGAGTATTTAAAAAAAGTTCATCTTCAAATGGCAGAACATTATTTTAGCACTGCTGAATTTGAAAGATGGGTATCAGCTACTTATAGAGTTCATTTAGATATGTTAGAAAAGAACATAAATAAGGAGTGTGTGAGTGATGGGCAAGAAAGATAAATTCAAGTTTGGAGTTGTATTGTTAGAAAAGAACGCAAGAGAAATATTCCCAAGTGAAATATCCTATATAAGAAGAGATCTTGGATATCAAGCTCCTTACTATTTTACGGGTTACATGTATGTTCCAAAGGTAGACACACCAAGAAATCTTTTGATTGAATACACACTAGACACTAACCCTATAGATAGAAACGCCATTGACGATTTATTTAATAACAATGAAGAAGTTGATTAATAATGTGGAACACGTCTGGAACCCCATAGCATATGACTGCACCTCAGAACTTATTATTTACGATCCACGTACAGGTAAAGAATACACCGAACAAGAAGCATGGGAAAGTCATGGTGATGTTAGGCGTAACTTGTGTATGAGATACAGTAAAGTTGGTATATGGACACCAACAATAAAAGGTATAGAGATGATTAGGAACAATAATGGCGCATAGAGATTTGTACTGGTGCAACAACGGGTGTGGCAAAAAAGTCACAGCGACTGACAAAAGAATCAAAACAAAGTATAGCAGTATCTCTGTGTTGTTTCAATGCAAAATTTGTAAGGAAAAATATATAAATACTACTCCCACTAAAAAGACTCATCTTAAAATAAAGTAGGGCTAAAGACACCTCTTTGCTTAAGCCGCTATCTCTGACAGCCCTACTTTTTTATTATCCTAGAACTTCTTTAATTTATTCTGTTGAGCATTAGTAATTGTGTACATATCAATACTAGAATTATACCGTTTGATATAGTGGTCATATGCCACTGATTTTCCAAATAAATAAGCGCCACTAACTATAAAC